AGATTGCAGCCCTCGACGCTGAGATGCGAAAGCTGAACACAGAGGCTGAGTCAAAAAAAATTCAATTGAACGGTTCCTACGGCAAACTTGGTTCGCCATATTCTTTTTTATATGCGCCGAAATTGATGCTGCAGGTGACTTTGACAGGGCAACTTGTTCTACTGATGTTGATTGAGGAACTCGAAACACGAGGCTTCAGTGTTGTCTCTGCTAACACTGACGGCTTTGTGACAAAGGTGCCACGAGAGCGCTATGACGAATTCCGCGCTGTTACTTTAGATTGGGAAATGGAGACAAACTTAGTCACGGAAGAGACTCGCTACTCATCTCTTCATTCACGTGATGTGAATAACTACATTGCGATAACGAAGGACGGTGAAGTTAAATCTAAAGGCGCTTTCGCGCCAGCCGGACCTGGCTTAAAAGGGGCTTCTGGCATGAAGAAGAACCCGAACTGCGAGATCACGATTGACGCGGTTGTGGCCTTCCTGAAGAACGGCACACCACCCGAACAAACCATCCGTGCCTGCAAAGACGTTCGCAAGTTCGTGACGATTCGCACGGTGCGTGGTGGTGCACTGGATCAGGACGGCGAGTACCTCGGCAAAGCGATCCGGTGGGCCTATGGCACAAAGCACAAGACCGGCCTGAGCTACAAGCTCACCGGCAACGCGGTGCCCAAGAGCGACGGTGCTATGGCGCTGATGACACTGCCTGACGAGTTCCCTGATGACATCGACTTCTCGTGGTACGTGCGCGAGGCGTCAGCCATCTTGGAAGACATTGGCTTGGGTGGCGTTGACCCTGCGCTGCAGGGGCGCAAGGGCGTGATGCTCGGGCGCTTGGGGGATCAGAAAACGTATCACGAGGTGCTGTTGCCGGTTGGCATTGCCCGCTGCGGTCGGACACCAGAGAGCATTCGTGATCGCTGGGATGAGGTTGATGCGGTGCCTGCGGGCTATCGGCTGTGTGCTAAGTGCAGGAAAGAAGGTGAGCTGTGAAAGACTTGATTTTGTGCTTGTGTGATGTTTCTGGAATTCTGGCCGCGCCTTGGGTGAAGCTGGGTTACCGGGCTGTGTTGATCGACCCGCAGCACCCAGAAGGCGTGACCCAAGAGGGTAACGTCATCCGTGTTGGTCGTGTGTTGGATCACCCCGAGGCTTGGGACGTGATTCGTTGGGCGCGTCAGTACACGGCGTTTGTTGCGGGCTTCCCGGTGTGCACTGACTTAGCAGTGAGTGGTTCTGTACGTTTCGCTGAGAAGCGTGAACGTGATGTCAATTTCCAAGCGAAGGCCATGCAGCTTGTCCATGAATGCCGGGTCATTGGGGAACTATCAGGTGCCCCTTGGTGGTTCGAGAACCCTGTCAGTGTCATTAGCTCAATCTACAAGCAACCGGATCACACATTCCATCCGAATGAGTACGGTGGCTATCTACCTGAGAATGACGCTCACCCACTCTATCCAGACTACTTCCCACCTCGGGACGCTTACGGCAAGAAGACATGTTTGTGGTCAGGCGGTGGCTTCCGTATGCCAGCGAAGCGCCCTGTGCCGTTGGCTGAAGATCAAACCGATGGTCAGGGTCAAAGCAAGGCGCATAACAAGCTGGGGGGCAAGTCGGACAGAACCAAGAACATTCGCAGCGCAACCCCTCGTGGTTTTGCCGAGGCACTTTGCCAAGAGCACGCTGACCTATGACCTCACATTCCACAAAAGGTGCCGCCTTCTACCAACGCACCGTCAAGGAAATTGATGACATCGAACAACCAGCCACCGAGTACGCAGAGTCACGTGGTTGGTTTATTGAGAAGGTCGTGAGTAACTCTCGTCGTGGCTTCCCTGATCGCTTCTGCGCACGCAAGGGGCGAGTGATGCTTCTTGAATTTAAAAAGCCTGGTGGTGAACCTACAGCTCAACAGTTGAAGCGTCACAAAGAATTGCGAGATCAAGGTGTTGAAGTTTATTTGGTTGACAACCTCACGCGGGCAAAGGAACTATTGAAATGAAACCTCGTGATTTGAAAAAGGGAATATGCGTTAACAAACTAAGAGAGCAACTTCACTATGACAAGGTGACTGGGGAGTTCACTTGGTTGGTCAACAAACCTGGCAAATATGCTCGGCGCGGAAACAGAGCCGGTCGTCTGCGATCAGACGGTTATCGAGATTTACGAGTGCTCGGTGATCTTTTTTTAGAACACCGTTTGGCTTGGTTTTACGTTACTGGGTCGTGGCCTGAGAATATGCTAGATCACCGAAACGGTGTTCGTGACGATAACTCTTGGTTGAATATCAGGTCAGCCACAAAATCAGAGAATCAAGCCAACCAGATTGGTCATAAAGGTAGAAAACGCCCGTACACAGGCGTTGATGAAGTCAACAGAGCTGGTGGTAATGTCGTTTGGCGGGCAACGGTACGAAAGAATCACAAGCAGCATCACATCGGCTACTTTGAAACCGCTGAAGACGCTTACATCGCACGCATCGTTGCGGAATTAGAACTTTTTGGAGAGCACGCAGGCTGTCTGCGTCCTGAGTATGAACTTTGATGAGCGCATACGCGCCAAGTTTGCCAACGTCATACGCGGCTATAACGACATGCACGACTACCAGCATGAGGCGTGGCAGTTCCTGCGTGACAACCCGTTCTCGCACCTGTTCGTGGATTTGGGACTTGGTAAATCAGTCACATCACTCACGCTGATTGCGTGGCTACTGCGTGAGATCACCAGCGATAAGATTCTGGTGATCGGCCCTGTGCGCGTGATGACGGACACCTGGCCCACCGAGATCACCCTGTGGGAGCACACCGCCCACCTCAACTACACCTTGATCCGCGAAGACGACGATGACCCGCGCCTCAAGGCAGCACGTGCAGTGGATCGACGCGAGAACCCCGACCGCTCGTTTGAGCGTGACATGCTGGTGGCACAAGGTGTTGATGAAGCCGAGATACTGACCAAGCTCGGACCAACCAACGAGACTCGGGCACGTCATGCAATCCGGACTGAGCTGGCTCGCAGTTCCACAAACATTCACTTCATCAACAAAGAGCAACTCGAATGGCTCGTGAACCTGCACAAGGGCAACTGGCCATACCGCACCGTCATCATTGATGAGATCAGCCTGTTCAAGGACCACAGCACACACGTGTTCAAGGCGCTGGCCAAGGTGCGACGTACACCCGGCCTGATTACGCGGCTCCACGGCCTCACAGCGACCCCTGCTGCCGAGACATACGAGCACCTGTGGACCCTGATGTACCTACTCGACCTTGGTGAGCGCCTGGGTAAGAAGATCAGTTGGTATCGGGAGCGCTATTTCACCTACAACAAGTGGTCGATGAAGTTCAAGCTCCGTCCAGATGCGGAGCAGGAGATTCTTGCCAAGGTCAGTGACGTGTGCTTGGTCATGAAAGCCGAAGACTACCTCGACCTTGAGAAGCCAACGATCATCCAGAAGCCGGTTCATTTGACAGAGCGGCAGATGGACATGTACCGGAAGTTGGAGACTGACTTCTTGGTCACACTGGATGACGGCACCCAGATTGAAGCGGAGAACGCAGCCGCCCTCTCAGGCAAGCTCCTGCAGATGTCTTCGGGCGTGCTTTACGAGACAGCGATGGTAGGCGACTGGGAAACCGAGGACATGAAGAAGGTGACCAAGGTTCACCACCTGCATGGCCACAAGATCGAAACCCTCAAGGAGATCATAGAGTCACTCCAAGGCGAGCCGGTACTGGTGGCCTACCACTTCAAGTCATCCCTTGACCGCTTGAGAAAGACCTTCCCCCGCGCTGTGGTGATGGACCGCGAGGGTAAGTGCGTCAAGGATTGGAATGCCCGCAAAATCCCCATCTTGTTGATCCATCCGAAATCAGGTGGACACGGCTTGAACCTACAGCACGGTGGCCACAATCTCGTTTTCTTCGACCTCACGTGGTCCCTTGAGCTGTACCTGCAGCTCATAGGTCGCCTCGCACGTCAAGGTCAAAAAAACCCGGTTGTGGTGCAGCTACTCGTCGCAATTGGTACGCTAGATGAAGCCGTGTGCAACGCGATCAATGGAAAAGAGGTTGATCAAGACACTCTGTTTGCCATTCTCAAACGGCTCATCCGTGCCCACAAGGCTAAGAAATCACTCAGCCCATAGAATCGGAACGCCAGCGGTTTATTTCAGGGCTTTACGCTGGCAGTTCGGCTCACGCCAACGCGCACACGGGTGGTCATGTCTCCGACCGAACAAGCCTCGTGTGCGCGTTCTTTTTCATGTGTGCATTGCATATAGAATGTGCACTCACATGACCGAGCCCGCCGACATCAACCCAATCCTGCGAGAGCTTGAGCGCCACACCGCGCTCGGGCCAACCTACGCAGCCCGGTTGCTTGGCATGGCCTACATCACTTACGCACAGTGTCGCAGCGGTAGACGCACGCTGCAGCTCTACCACGAGCGCCACATAGAGGCACTCTTGGTACTGAGCCCCGAGGCACTCGCAAAGCTCATCAAGGAACACGCCCATGGCAACCTCGCTACCAAAGGCCGCTAGTACCAACACGGCACGGACATTCGACGTTGAGAGTAAGTCGATGCTGTTCGACGGACTCAATCTGTCACAACTCGGAGTGGCCTTCCGCATGGACCACCGGGTGCTCGTGGAGAAGCTCAAGGACTGTCCACCGAGTGGCACCCGCAACGGTGTCTCTACGTGGCAGATTCACGAAGCCGCACCACACCTCGTGCGCCCGATCTACGACATTGAGGCGTACATCAAGCGCATGAACCACCAAGACCTACCCAAGCACCTCACCAAGGAGTTCTGGGCTGGCTTGAAGTCCAAGCAGGACTACGAGCTGCGTGCGGGTGACCTGTGGCCTACTTCAAAGGTTGTAGAGTCAGTCGGGGAGTTGTTCAAGCTGGTCCGCATGTCGGCACTACTGGCGACGGACACTCTTGAGCGGCAAACCGAACTCACGGACGCACAGCGGTTGGTGGTCAAGAACCTGATGGACAGCATGTTGAATGACCTCCATCGGGCAGTGCAGGAGAAGTTTCAGGAAGTAGAGCATGGCACGAACGAGCAAGACGACGACGAAGCGCTTTAAGTCGGTTGGAGACATCTTCTGCGAACTCGCGGAGATGCTTCGACCGCCTGAGCGGCTGTCAGTGTCTGATGCCGCTGAGAAGTACCGCTACGTCAATTCACCTGGCGCTTACGTTGGGCCGTGGAAGAACCTGACAACGCCGTACATGGTTGAACCCACTGACACGTTTGCCAGTCGTCGTTACAACGGCATGGTGTTTGTAGGTCCAGCTCAGACGGGAAAACCGTTGTGCATCGACACGCCTGTGCCGACGCCTGGCGGGTGGACGCGATTGGGTGACATCGTGCCGGGTGACATCGTGTTCGGAGAGGACGGCTTGCCTGTGCGGGTAAGCATCGTCACTCCGACATATCGCGGACGCCCGTGTTATCGCATCACGTTTGATGACGGCACATCAGTGGTCGCTGACGAGGTGCATCGTTGGGGTGTGAACGATATGTGGGCACCCGATGCCATGGCGATGACGGTGCGGACGACAGGTGCGTTGCTTGACAGTTATCGTGTTAAGACCAGCAAGGGGACGTACCGCTATCGCTACTCGATCCCTGTGGCTAAGCCTCTCGCGCTACCTGAGATTCCACTTCCGATTGACCCGTACACACTTGGGCTTTACTTGGGCGACGGAAGCCACGCGGACGGAGCATTGAGCGTAAACACGAACGACCACCTCGAACTTGTCGCAAAACTCAATGCAAGTGGCTACGTGTCGATGTGCGTGAGTCGGGGTAACTCGGCTGGCACGGCAACGCGAATTAGTCTGAAGACGAACAACGGTGTGACTCTCAAGTCACAACTTGCGACCTGCGATCTGCTTCAGAACAAGCACATCCCTGCTGCGTACCTCCGTGCATCCGAGTCCCAGCGCCGCGAACTTCTGCGTGGACTCATGGACACGGACGGCACAGTGGGTGCAACCGGCGTTGTGGAGTTTACGCAGAGTCGAGAGGTGCTTTTCCAACAGGTGCGTGAACTTGTACTCAGTCTGGGTTACAAGCCTATGTGTCGAGTGAAGATTCCGACATACAGCCACAACGGCGAGAAGAAGCAAGGCGCACCTTCCCACATGCTCAGTTTCGCAGTGGATGACGCCACAGAGTGTTTCAAGCTGGAGCGTCAGATCAAGCGCCACTCTGCCATCTATGTGAACAAGACTCGCCGCCCCTCGCACACCAATCGACGCTTCATCAGAAACATCGAAGCGGTGGAGTCTGTACCTGTGCGATGCATAGGTGTCGAGAATTCGTCACATCTGTTCTTGGTTGGGGATCAGATGGTTCCGACCCACAACACAGATAGTCTGGTAATCAACACGCTCGTCTACAGCGTGCTTGTGGAGCCACTGGACTTGATGCTGGTGTGCCCGACGATGACCGCTGCCCGCGACTTCTCCATTCGCCGCGTAGACCGTCTGCACCGCCACAGTGTTGACGTGGGGGCGATGATGCTGCCCGGTGCAGATGCCGACAACAAGTTCGACAAGAGCTACCGCAACGGCATGTTGTTCACCCTGTCTTGGCCGACGCCAACCGAACTAGCCGGTAAGCCGGTTGCGCGTGTGATCCTGACTGACCGCGACCGTATGCCGGATGACGTGGACGGCGACGGTGAGCCATTCGACTTGGCCTCGAAGCGGACCACCACGTTCGGCTCCTACGCTATGACCGTGGCCGAGTCGTCACCATCGCGTCCCGTGGAGAACCCACGGTGGATTGCCAAGACGCCTCACGAAGCCCCGCCAACGGGCGGCATCATGTCGCTCTACAACCGGGGTGATCGTCGCCGCTGGTACTGGCCTTGCCCGGACTGCAGCCTGTTCTTCGAGGGCACGTTTGAGCTGCTTGAGATTGACGAGAAAGCCAAGGGCACGAACTACGAGCGCTCGCAGACCGTGCGTATGCGTTGCCCCCATTGCGCAGCCCTGATTCACCCAGACAAACGCGCTGAGATGCAGGAGTGGGGTATCTGGCTCAAGGATGGGCAGGGTATTGACAAACTCGGGCGCGTGTTCGGCCCTGAGCCCCGCACCAGCATTGCCTCGTTCTGGATGAACGGGGTGGCCGCTGCCT